AGGAATAGTAATCGTTTTTTGGTAAATTTAAGTTGTTTTCAGAGTGCGGAGATTTGTCTTCGCACTTTTTTTATAATTATTTTACATAAATATATACAACTTATTTATTTTATATTACTTTTGTAAAGTCATTATGACAATCACTAAACACCACAACAAAATGAAAAAGAATTTTAACAATCAAACTTTTGAATGGCTATTTAATGACATCGCTTCATCCATGCCAAAGATTATTTTTGTAGGTATTATTTTAACTTACCTTATCACAGCTGCACTAAATGTGTACTTCCTTCCCCTTCCTCTGCTGCTCTCTATCCCTGCCTCTCTTATGTTGCAGTTTGGCAGATTTGCGATTGTGTTTATTGACTTTTTAAATCCAAGTGAAAAGAGATCTCCCTACCCTGCCAAGGTTGCTGCAGGTGCTACCGTAGTTGCATTGTTAGAATTGTATTTTTCTATTCAAGGTCAAAGCACTGGTGCTGAGTTTTACGCAATGTTTATTTTTATAGGTACTGTTATTTGCTTTGGATATTTTTTAGAGATTCAATTTATCGAGAAAGGCATAGAAGCCTACGGTATTGGCATGAAAGCACCAAGGAAGCGCAATACAACGAAGAAGGAAAAAGAACCCGTTAAAATGAATACTACAGTGCGTAGTGTACAATTATCATTAGCAATCATGTTAGTACTGGCAGTGACTACTGTAAATGGGCAGAATAATCACTTCATGGCATACAACACTATGAGCCTTGAAAAGATAGGAGATAAGATGTTGGAAAGATGCTATTATAGTGAAGCTGATGATAGCTACACAGTAGATACTATTCACTATGATATGTTAGATGGCATAAACTTGTGGGATGGTTATAGTAGGACTACTTATGATAACTGCCTATTCATGACTTTTGGAACACAACAATTAGAATATTTCCCATTGATGGGATTATGGAAGCATTGTAACAAATACTATGACTATCATGGTTTGCTTAAATTTGTAAGTAAATACGTTAAACGTAACTTCTTAAATAAAAAGATAAATTATGATGAAATTCGTAGGGATAGATCCAGCCATGAGGCTAAATGGTTTGGCAGTATGCGTGATTGATGATAAGAAAGTTTATTTTGGAAGGTACAAGAATCTGGCTGCATGGATAATGGATAGCTTAACATGGGAGAGAGATTGTGCTATTTGTGTAGAAGATTCTTCCCTCCAAAATATTACTTTTCGTAAACACGCAAATGTAAAAGCAAGTAACAAGATTAGCCGAAACGTAGGCATGAATCAAGGAGCATCCAGGACTATCATTGACTTATTAGAATTAAATGGACATAAAGTAAAAGGTATTTCACCGCAGCACAAAGGCAGCAAATGGACTATTGATTATTGTATGTCAGTCATAAAGGCAATGAAGTTAGAGGTGCATGGAAATAAAAAACTTTCACAAGATGAAATAGACGCATTTCAAATAGCGTTAATTTCTAAAACTTATTACGAAAATGATGCAAGAGTTGGTTATAAAAAAGAAACTCCACCGGTTGAACCTGGCATACATGGAGGAGACGATGAGAAGGAAGATTAATTATTTTTATGTTGATTACTTAGCCAGTAGGATAAGACAAGAAGAAACTAAACTAACACTTTTAAAAATAAACAGTAATGGAAATAACTAAATTTTTAAAACCTAATGAAATTAAACAAGGTTTAATAATGGTTGAAAAATACCCTAAACCTATAAATAAGAATAATGTTGTAAATACAAATAGTGGTATATTACAATTTTACTCTGGTAACGATGGCTCAGGAAGGAAGTTTTTAGAGTACATGAATCCAGAAAGAATGTTAGCTATATTATTTATGATTATAAATAATACGAGTGAAAAAGATGAAGTAAAAGCCAAAGCATCTACAATGTTTAAAAGGATATTAAAGGAATAGGTTAGTGGTGAGTAATAGTGTTTTGTTTGGCCGCAGGTGTTTTATCCTGCGGCTTTTTATTACCACTCCACACCTTGTGCTATGGCATACTCAAGGATGCCCTTTGCGTGAGCTTTGGCTATTGCCTCCTGCCATTCTCTATCAATCATTAATACTGCATCGTTATAATTGGTAAAGAATCCATTCTCTGTTAACACTGCTGGCACCTTTGTAGCCGTAAGCATTTGAAACCTTGCTTCTCTGTCAAGGTCACCATCACTGTAATCATGCCGATGCACCCAGCCTGGTGTTGCATCTTTTACTTCCTCTCCTATCATGGTAGCAAGGAGATCCGATTTTGTTTCACCTGGAGAGGTAAACACTTCCCATCCTCTGGCAGTTGTTGAAGCTGCCGCATTGCCGTGAATGGAAACAAGTATAGTTGCTTTGCCTAAAGTAGAATAGCTATTTACCAGTTGGCATCTTCTATTTAATGATGTATCGTTAATAGTCTCATACACAGGCTTAACTTGGAAGCCGTAGTCAAAGAGAAACTGCTCAAGGAAGTTGGCAACAGAGCGATTAAAAACACCCTCAAAAAACCATCCATAGGAATGGAATTTACCATGTTTATGTTGGAAACATTTTGATGGATAGGTAACATATTTATCCGGACCTATTCCTTTTCTTAACCCACCATGGCCAGCATCCACGCATACTACAAAATCATTTGCTTTCATATTTTTTATTATTTTTAAGGGGAATAGAAATTAATCTACTCCCCTCGGCTGCCTAAGGTAGCGAATCCTGCTGCGCCTATAACTTAAATCCGATAAGGCTAAAAGCCATACCTACGATTGATAACTTAGGAGGTAAACTCACTGAAATCTCCTTTCCGGCACATTCTTTCGATGTCTCCTTAATCTTATCCCAAATTATTTGGGCAAGTTGGATGTAATTTTTCCACGTGAACTTAATTTTATTTCCCTCCATGTAAATGTTTATCTCACCTGCTAACTGGGCAAAATTAAGAGAATAACAAGCCACGTCACCAAGTGGCGATTTTACTGTGTCAGCTGATTTTAAAGCCTCTTTTAAATTAGTCTCCATATTATTTGTTTTAACGATTAAAAAAACGTGTGATTAAAACGCCAAGATTTACCCCTGTGATGCGTTTTATATTTTCCGAAATAGAATAAAGCTCCACCGTCGCAATTAAAAAAGCAGTCATGTACGTTATATTGAATGGAATAGAAAAAGTATTTCTTGCACCCTCGAATATGAGGATACCACAGAAATAAACGACTATCTTTTCCATGGTCCGATAAAGCCCCTTGCTGTTTATCTTTTGCCCTTCCTTCTTTGCCGCGATGATACCAGTAGCCATGTCACCAAAAACCACAAATACTGTAAAAATTAAAAATCCCTTTATTGGTATGAAAAATGAAAAAATATAGCCACAGCAAATCGCGTATGTTATTTTCTCCCATCCAAGGTGCAAAAGGTTTATTAAGGTTGTTTTCATTATTCCTTTTTTATGAGCCTAACATCATTATCCACCGTTGCAAATTTACCATTAGCAAATTTGTATAAATCATATTTTACACCATTGAAATTAAATGTAATTTGATTTGTAAATGTCGAGAGTAACAGGTTGGTTGAAATAGAATAAACCTTGCCGTTATCAGGATTAAAAATAAATCTGTTGGCATTGTTCAACTGTATTTCCCCCAGGATATTCTCCCCATTAAATACCAATGTCCAATCGCCAAGGAAAGCCGTTGAATCCCTGAGTGCCGTTGATGTGTACACAGGTTTGCCGCTAATTTGAAGGTGCAAATTGTTGTAATAATTTATCCGCTTAACCGCTTTGCCTTTTAAAATCAATGGCTTTGCATGGATGGCTAATGTGTTGCTTTGCCTTTCAGCATCGGTAACAAGTGCGTTAATGGCTGTCAATGAATCGCCAAGTATTTGTTTATTCCCTGTAACCGTGCTATCGCTGAACGTGGTCATGGTAACAATGTAATAAATGGCTCCTTGCTTTTGAATGTACACCGTATCAGTGACAACGTCTTGCGCAAATGAAAACAAAGGAAGGAATAAAAATAGGTATCTCATTTTATTTATTTTCGAGGTTAATAATTCTTTGTTCAAGGGCTTTGATTAAGACTTGTTGCTCTTGGATGGCTTTGGTGAGGATGGGTATTAAAGATTCATATCTCATTAATAAATCGCTATTCCAATTTGTGTCAACTGATTCTGGAATAATTTCTGCAACGTCTTGAGCTATAAAACCTAAGTCGTTTTCTTCGCCTTTTATCCATTGAAAATTAACTGGGTTTAATTGCAAAATTGTGTTTAAACCATAATTAATTGGCAAAATATTGTACTTATATTTTTCATCAGATGATGCCGTGGTTAAAACTCCTGTTGATGTTATGTTTAAATCATTTGCATAAGCACCAGCGCCAACTGCTGTAAACCTGCCATTGCCTACCACATGTAATACTTCGCTTGGCGATGCAGTTTTTATACCAACTCTTTGCAAAGAATCAAAAGTAACAGCAGCCACTCCAGCAGTTACTAACCTAAATGACCTTGTCAAAAGATTATAGCCCATTTCTCCATCGTCTGGAGTTGCTCCTATACCTGATTTACCAAAATTTACTCTTACTTGTGAATTTGCTGGACCTATTAAAGTTAAATCGTTAGCTATATTGTCAGAACCTGTTATTCTCGCCATTGCAAATGTATTTGAAACGGTACTTGCTCCACTTTCCAATATATCCAAAGTATATAAAGGTGTTTGACCTATTCCAAGCCTTGAATTTGTATTATCCCAATGCAGATTTGTAGGCGTTAATACTCCACTTGTTCCATTTCCAACCATTACTTTGTTTGCCGTTAATGTAGTGGCATTTGTCCCCCCATTTGCCACAGGCAAAACACCCGTTAATCCTGATGAAATAGAACCACCAACACGCAACCACGCATTACTCACCGCCTTTTTATAATGCCATTGAATGTTTGTTGCCGTATCTAAAATAATATATGCCATTGTATCAACCGAAGGCTTGCGCGTGGTATCGGCAGCCAAGCCTCTCCAAATCAGCCCATCGGCAGTAGTCTGTTCTCCCAGCGTTATTTTTTGATTACCGTTGGCAGGGTACTGTGCCAAAGCAAGGCAAGGGAAAAGGAGGAGGAAAAGGAGTTGTTTCATTTTATGTTTTTTAGTTTTTAATACATAGGAGCGTATGATAAAATATACCATTTTGTTCCGTCACTTTGAATAGTAGTACAATAACCACCAACAATATCAACATTTGAACTTTCCCCATCAGTTCTTACAAATAAATTTGATGACGGAGTAACTAAAGTTAATGCCTCATTCCCTTCTGGAATATCAAAAATAGATATAATGTACTTTATACCTATTGCGTCAGATGCATTAGGAATTGTCAATGTTTTGTCAGCCGTTAATACCGTATAAATAATTGTGTGATTAGAAGTTGTAGCAGTATAATCCGCATTACTTATTTTGACAATAGGTAATCCCATATTTTTTTTAAACAAAACATTTCCTTCAAACCTTGCAGAATCATTTAATATTGCTTTGCCAGAAATTGTGCCGCCTGTGCTATTATACTTTGCGTCAATGCGATTTGATAACGAAGCTGTGTCAAGGTTGGTTAAAACATTGTTTCCAGCCTCGGTGATGTTGCCTGTGACCGCCAAGGTTGAGCCAAGTGTCGTTGCGCCTGTGGCGTTGAGAGTGCCGTTTACGTCTAATTTATACGAAGGCGTATCGTCGTTAATACCAACGTTCCCATCATAGTCAATATATAATCTATTTGTATTTTGCGAACCAATCCCAGACGTATAAAAAGCAAGTGAATTTCTCCTTGTGTCACCGCCTTGTTTTGCATAATTTCTCATACCACTTCCCATTGCGGAAGATTCCACGCCTTGAACACTTGAATTTGCAAGAAAAATATTTGCCGAACTTCCAACTAAATTAGAATCAGGAAAAACCATGACCGTACCACCTCTTAAAGTTGTTCCAACATTAAAAATACTTTGTTCGCCTATTCCTGCATTAAAAGGAATATAAGTTGTTTTGGCAAATGTATTTAAATACTTTGCGTATAAATCACCAGTTAACGTTCCACCAGTTAAAGGCAGATAAGTCGATGCCGCCACGCCTGACCTAAGATAATTTGTAAGCATGGAAGCGGTATCCGATAAATTTAATTTAGCTGCGAATCTGGAAGTTAAATTTAATAATGATGTGTCGGCTCTCCTTAAATAAGGCGTTAGCATAGAAGCCGTATCGCTTATATTTACCTTTAAATTCAACGCTGTTTGTGTTGCCGTTGATACGGGTTTATTTGCATCCGAGGTATTGTCCACATTACTCAATCCAACCGCAAATTTGTCTAAAGTTTGAAATGTTTTGTCCCCTCTATAATATTGTCCTGTAGTTCCAGGTGTAATGTTATTTTGTTTGCCATTAAACGTAGTCCAATCAGTAGATGATAAATACCCATTTACACTACCAGTTGCCGCTGCCATGCTTATTTCTGGTGTTGTAGTATTGTTTGTGATAGACATTGGTGTTCCACTTGCTATATTTACACTTGTTACCGTACCTGCACCAATAGCACTTCTAAATGTAGCTGCTGATAATGCCGTGACTGTGTTATCAGCATTAAAGCGAGGAAAGGTAATGGCGGAAGGATTGGTTAAAGTGAACATTGATTGTCCTATCGTTGTGCCTCCTAAACTTGTTCGCCCTGTCGATGGCGTTAATCCTGTAGAACCACCATCCCATTTTAATCTATCTGTATAGGCTGTGTTCCAATTTGTACTATTATTTGTAATACTTGTTGTCCAAGTTGTGCCAGTGCTTAAAGCTATGCCTGCCTCTGGATAAACTGGATTGCCTGTTTGAGAAATACTAGCAGAACCAATTCCGGAGACTGTGACTAAAGTATAATTTTCACCTAACTTGTAAGATGAAGTTGCTACTTTTATTTTATTTGTGTCAATGATAGAGAATTGGTCATTGATTAATAATTGTCCATTTCTAAAAAGTAAAATGTAAGACCGTAATTGTATAGGAAATTTAACCGTAGTTGTCCATACTAATGTGTCGCTCGTAACATTGTTATATTCTTGCTTTAGTATTTTGATAGTATCATTCCCAATTCTAACTTTTACAATGCTATCCCTAACATAATTATAAACCGTGTTCGAATCAACTCTTAAAGTTCCTGTTGTGGTAATCGTGCCACCTGTTAAGCCGTAGGCAGTCGCTACACTTGTAACCGTGCCTGTGCCTTTTAAATCTATTCTTGATGATAATGAAGCCGTATCAGTTGTATTTAATTTACTTGCAAATCTGGAAGTAAGATTTAATAAAGTAGTATCTGTCAACTCCATTAATACAGATAAATCTGCTGAAACTACTCCGGTTGTTGTTATTGGATTAGGGCTAACTGTTATCCCTGTACCTGCTGAAATAGATGTAAGGCTTCCCGATCCTCCACCACTTCCTGCACCTCCACCACGCGGAAAAATAACCGTGTAATTATCATTTACTTTGAATGAGGTTGCTGCGATAACTACGCTTGTTGACGTTGGAATAGTGTATTGAGATGGTAATAAAATTTGTCCGTTGCGATATACTTGAACAACGGTAACGCCCCCAGGTATCAAAGTGTCACTTTGTGTCCATGTCAATGTTGAAGACGTTACTCCCGTTGTATAATCTTGCCTTGCATATAACCTTCCAGTTGTATCTGCATATTCTTTGGTAGCGTAATTGGCTAACATTGCAGCCGTGTCACTTACTAAAAGAGTAGCCGTTGTATCGCGCCATAATCCATTAGAATAATACAAAGAAGCCTTGTCAACAGGTGATGAAATAGCAACATCATGAAGCTCACTTAACTTATATCCTGATGCCACGCGTATGGCTATTGTTCCATTGTTTGACGATGAATTGATACAAAAGCCTATTGGCATATCAATGTTAGGCGCAATAGGTTCAACGTCTGTCCAAACACCTGCCACAGTTGGCGAAGGGTAAAGGATTGCCCCAGCCGCAAAGGTATCAGTGTTAACTTGTCTTATTTTGCCAAATGATATAACGTATCCATCTTCACCGTTACTTAAATCGTGTGCCGTTATTCCTAATAAATACTTTGCATCTATTGAGCCGTTGGCGATAAACTTTGCAACCGTTATCCGGCCACTTGCCCCAACCGTGCCATTAGCATAAACAATGCTTCCTTTGGTAATGGTAGAGCCTGTTTGATTCTTAACCAACCAAAAGTTTTTGAATCCAAGTTCGTTTGGTACATTGTCATTTAATCCAAGTACCACCGTACCTAAATCAGAATCCCAACGCATCTTTGCCGTTTCTACATTGTTTGTCGGAACGCTTGTATCAAAAAATAAGCTATCAATAGGCTGTGCAAAAGAACCACCACCAACTAAAATACTATCCCAATATGTCTGCCGCCAAACAAATATTGTACCTTTAACAGAATCTAAAAGTAAATAAGCTTTAACATTCTTATCTACATAACTTGAAGGCTTTGTAATGGTATCGTTTGAACGACCTCTGTAAACAAGCCCGTTTCCGCTAGTTTGCCAGCCTAATCTTTGTTTATTACCTGTCACTGGATAGGGAATAGAATCAATAGAGGCATAAGATATTCCTGCCACCAATAGAAAAACAATAACAAGACCTTGCCGTTTGTTGCCTACTTTGTCAATAGCTTTGCCAATAAACTTTCGAGCAATTCCCATGACTAATTCATTCGCTAAAACTTTGGCAATATTCCCAACGGCTTTTAAAAACTTTCTTTCTTTTTTTGGTGCTTTTATTTCTTCCATTAGTTTATGTTTATGGCAAATACAATGTAATTACTTCCATCGTAATGTGTGTTAGCATCTATTGTAATAGTGGCAGGTGCCGTTATTACATATTGACTTTCTATTAATTTCTGTCCATTCTGGTACACATGAATAGAAGCATTTAAGTTAGTAACTGGCAATGTTCCATTGTTCTGTGTCCATGTTAAAACATTGGATGATGCTGCAAGAAATTCTTGATTAAAAATAGAAACGGCAGAGCCATTAACTGTCACATTATTTATAGTTTCCGTGACGTTATTATTTACCACTCCACCACTTCCGGCATTGTTTGCCACCTGGTTAAAGTCACGAGGTTTGGATAATACGGTTCTTTCTGTATAGTTAGGCATCTAATTCTATTTTAAAGTAATCACCTTGCCAAATTTCTGTTTTTAAATCAAGACTGCCTCTTTCAAAAACGTAATATCCGGATGAATATTCTATAACTTTATGAGGCAAATAAGGATTATCAACTGATAGATTTTGAAACGGCATATCTACCATGCGTAGCTTTGGAGTAAGTTGACCGCGTATTACTTCGTTTACTAATAGCTGTGTGACGTTGTTAAAGCCCGATCCGTTGCCAACATCCCAACTACTACTATTTTCATACGTACCAGATTCAAGAACCTTTAATCCTCCATCAGTTGTCTTGCTGGGCCCGTCACCAATGTAGGTATCAAGGCTAAAAACTGTGGAAGATTTATCGTCGTTATCAGAGCCGTATTCAAGAATATCGCTTTGCCCAGAAACTGCACCTGTTGGTAGAAATTCAAGATAGTTATTGCTAAGTAAATACGATACATTAAAGTTAGAAATGATACTACTTCCTGCCTCGTTTCTCATTTCTTTTAATCTCATTTCCCATACATATTCCGCACTTTCGGGAATATCTAATGTATCAAATGTGATAGTTTTGTAAGCAACAAAAGCAGCATCAGCCGTTATTGTTTCTGTGTTAAATTCATATTCGTAAAAGCTATTCTCCCACGTTGCAGGCTCCAATTGAAAATTAAATCCATTAGTGTAAGTCACACCTCTTTTTAAATACTTGTTTTCTTGCTTTACCTGTAATGACTTTATTTTACCGGTAAAGCCTGGTGATGATACACTATCTAATTTTAATGTGTCTGTATTAGTTGATAAAAGAACATAATCGTAATCACCACTTTCTGTAATTGTTTTCGTTACTCCTCCTAAACGCAATCTAAGACTACCACTATTTTCTATATCAACTTTTATTTTAACATAATATTTCCTTCCGGATGTAACTGTAAATGTAGTATAAAATGCTTCCGTAGCTATTAAAGTACCTTCAAGTATTTTGTTATCAATTATCCATCCGCTGCCTAATGTCCAGTTAGCTGATTCAAAACCTTGTAAAGGAAAGCTATTAATAATAGATGCTACCTTAACGGCAAACACAAATTGATAAGGCTCAAAATTAGCAGGATTTAAAGCCTGGGCATAAAATCCAAGTATGCCAGTATAACTTAATCGAGCATCAGGATTAGAGGCATCTAATGTGGGAGTAGTTGTAATTATTGGAGTATCATTTGTAGCATAATTATATTCCACACCTGCTAATAAGTTTTGTTTAGCAAAGTGATTATAACGTATAACTACATTTTTTAAAGCAGGATAATAAGTCCATTTACCACCACTCAATCTTATTAGGTCGCTTCCTGGAAGATTAGTTTGAATATTAGATAGCGTTAAATCTTCGGTAAATGTACCTGATTGCTGAATGCCAAAAGCATTGTATTTAAAGTATCTTTTAGTAGTTGGAGTTCTCGAATATTCATTTACTTGAATAAACCAATATTGATTCCCACTAAATATTAATCTTGCTCCAAAAGTTTGGCAAATCTTTTTTAGAACTTCGTAGCAACTTTGATACACATAATTACTTTTTGTGTCTTTGTGGTAAAATGCCCGATGTTGTATGACTGTCAATAAAGAGTAATCAGAGGAAGCATTGTAGGCTATTGTGTTCTCATGCCAATTAAAAATAGTGTGTAATACCGGCAAACTATTTGCCACCAAGTTCTCCTGCACAAAATCCAACTGATTAAGGCAATTTAAAATATGTTGTACTACTGTATCCTGCCCATTGTAAGGCCCAACCGCACTTTTGTAGTCTAACGTCTTTAGCCATCCTAACCCATCTATTGCAGATATTTGCGCCTGATATCCTATGACCAATGGCACATCTTCAAACTCTACTAAATCAGTGACTATATAACCATACCATTTAAATGATACAGTTGTATTATCATCCTCGTAGGCTGTCAACTCCATTGTAAATCTACCCTCAACTGCCAAGCCAATGTCAAGAAGTAATGTTTGAAGATCATTATTATTTATAAGTAATGAAAGTGAACAACGTGAGCCAATAATAGGAGTAAATCTTTCCTGCCCTTGCTGACTTTCACTGTCATATTGTAGCTGCAAACCAATAGTATCAAAATCATAAGTCATACCGGAAAAGACTTTGTCTTTAATAGATACTTCTATTTTTCTGCCTTTCTCGTTATATACTGTCGTTTGAAACCTTGCTGCCATTATTGTACTCTGTTAAGACCTTTCTGTGACCTGTTAAGTAATATAATCAAATCATTTCCGCTTATCCTTGTTTCCAGGCTGCCACCTACACCCATATCTCCCATCATTGATTTAAGTTTAGATAAAGGTGCTATTACCTCCGGATCTACTCGTGCGTTTCGGTTATCTCCCACAGTTGCCATGGTAGGGCCGTATGCTAAACCTCCTTCGGCTAATTTTGGAGCAGATAAACTATTTTTTACCAATGTACCTAAAGCTACTAAAGCAATACCTCCAGCAATAGCGATAACAGGATTCAAAGATTTTAATGCAGTCTTAATACCTAAAGCGGCTATACCTACTTGAATGGCTAATTTACCAAAACTAATAACCGCTTCGGCTACTGGCAATAAAAAAGACTTTATATTAAATCCTGCACCAGACAAAGCATTACCTAACTGTTCACCTAATGCTACAGATAAATCAGTTAATGTACCTTCAATAATATTTTTAAAACCTGTATTTAAATCCTCTATTCCTTTTTTTAATCTAGTTATATTATCGTCCGTAACTTGTATTGCTTTACCTGCAGCATCTTGAGCCTTTGCAAAAGCATCTGTTTCTTCTTTTGCTCTTTGCGTTTCAGCCGTGACGCTTCTTAATTGGTCAGGTAATTTACCTATAGTGGGTAATAAATTAGTAGTTGGCATTAATTCATTTACAGGCTGTGATTTTACTCCGCCACCTTTAACACCTCCTCCTGTTCCTCCTCCTGTCGGTGCGCCACCATCACCAAATATTAAGTCACCTGTATTTGTATCACCTCCTCCATTACCTGTTTTAGGAATAGGCGTAGCCATAAATAAGCTTTTAAATTTGCCTTTAAGACTGTCTACTGTTTCTCCTATTGTTTTAAACTCCGCTGCAACTACCTTTTGTTCTTCCTGGTACTTTGTCATGCCACTAACATCAAATAATTGGTAGCCCATTGCTTTTTGAAGCTTATCAATAGCCATCATAAAATCAGCTACTCCTTTGTTAGCACTGTTTTTTATGTTTATCCAAATGTTTGTAAACCTATCGCTAAAAGCTTTCCAGTTATCGTAAACATATAAGGCAATAGCACCCACCGCAGCAATGGCTAATGTAACACCAAGTATAGCAGGATTAGCAAGTATTTTTGCGAAGGCTCCAGATATGACTGTAGATAATTTTTTTACAGTAGTCATTATTAAACGAGTAGTGCCAATCAATGCACTAAATGTAGTAATTAACTTTCCTACTATGAAGATTGCAGGCCCTAACGCTGCAACTAATAAACCTGCCTTAACAATAAAGCCTTGCGTCTCCGGATTAAGTGACTTAAAACCATCTACTAATCTTTGCAATCCTGCGCTCAATGCTGCGGCAACTGCTTCTAAATTTAGTGTTTCATTTATTGCTTTACCTAACTCTGCTAATGAGGCACTAACATTATCTTTTAAATTATCAAATGTATTAGCTAATCCTCCGTTAGCCCTTTCTAAATTACCTAAAGCACCTACAGACCTTTTTATAAATTCTTCGCTACTTATTCCGAGTTCTCTAATACCTTCGGCCGTTACTACACCAAACTCTTCTTTCATTACCCTCGCAAACTCTGGAAGCCTTTCTTTTATTTGATTAAGATCCTCCTGTGTAACTTTTCCAACCGCGCTTATCTGTGACAATGCTAATACTACTCCATCAAATTGTTCAGCTCCACCTCCGGCCCTTGCAACGGCATTACCAAACTGTGTAATAGTTTCCCTTGCAGCGTCGGCATTCATTCCTACACTTTGCAAAGAGGCAGATGCTTTAACAACTTCGGGAAGAGCAAGGCCTGGATTTTCGGCAACTTTGCGGAGTTTTTCCATTTCTATACCTGCCTCCTCGCTACTTCCCATAATGGCAATTAAACCATTTTGTAGCTTTTCAATGTCGGCAAAAGACTTTAAGGAGGCAGCACCTAAAGCAATAATAGGTAAAGTTAACGACTGGGTTAATGTAGAACCGATGTTTTGCATATTACTACCAAACCTCGACATACTACGCTCAACCTTTCCAAGCTCTTTATCAAGATTGGAAACATCTACACCAAGTTTTAAATTAAGTTTACCTATTGCCATTTATAATTCTTTATCCCATTTGACAAATATTGACTTGTCAGTATTTGTCAAACTTCTGTTAGTTTCTTTCTTAATAGGATTCTCCCAAGGAAACTCAATTAAATCTTTTGGCTTTAAACTTTTACCTTTTGCCGTATGGACATTTAGTAGAAGCGTTGTTTGCCATCTTATTCGTTCCCACTGTGTTTGTTCCTGTTGTTCAAAGTTATTGTTATAACCTTGCATGGCTATAACAACCTCTTTAAAACTCATGTCGTAATATTGCGAAGGAGGAAACCTTAAAACTCCGAAACAAAAGCGTTCGATGTACTCAAGGGTAAGTTCTCCTCCTTCGCCACTACGTTTTTTTGGCTCTCATCTTCAGGTGGTGAAATCTCGTTTGAAATCATTTCCATGATGCGAGTTATTCCTCCCATGTCTGTATCTACCAAGTCGCAAAAGGATTGCAAAGTGTAAGGGCATTTTTCTCCCTTTGCTTTGTATCCATGCTCAACACCGGTAAAAGCAAGTTCAAGGGCTAATAAAAGATCTTCTCCTAAAAGGGAAAGGTCACTTAATTTAAGTTTCCTCTCCCTTAGAAATGTACCTAACACATACATACCAAATTTAATCGGTATGGAAGTGTTGGCTATTGCAATTGTTTTCATGTGTTAGGATTTAAAATTATGCTTTAACTGTCTTTGTAATAGCACCAGTAACCTCGAAGGATGCTGAATAGCTTGTATTTTCTTCCACACCAGCGTTCAAGTCTAATGATGTACAAATAGCACTCATTGTAAATACATTGTCACCTTGTACATCTGTGGTAAATTTGATAGTCAATGCAGTACCAGATATTAAATCGGTAAAGAGATCATCAAATAGGTAATTGGTAGAAGAATCGCCAGGCCCTGCATACAATGCCTCGGTGGACAATGTGCCAGATAGCTGACCTTTCTTTACCTCTCTCCATCCTCCAGCTGCGGAATCCTTTGTCAAGATTTCACGCATGGCTGCGGAGATGTTCATTTGGCAGGATGTTGCGTAACCTATCGCAGTTGAATCTTTGTATAGGCGCATCAACGTACCATTAATAATGCCAGTAGTTGCCATGTTTATTTATTTTTTTTCGGTTTAATAATTTTTTCTTCATCTGCCTCGTCACTAAAATATGAGTTAGGCACTGGTATAGGAATATAGATTGGGTCTTGCTGAACTTGCTCTTTTTGTGGCATTTCTTCAACAACAAAAGATTCGTCAAGTAATTCTGCAATACCATCTTTTATCATTTGTTCTCCATATTCAGAAAGAAATACACCTACTTTACCAGGTGCCTTTCCATTCCATTCTTTCAATAATCTTAATTTCATCGTTTCATTTTTGCCATAAAATCCATGCTCATCCAATATACATTTAAATCAGCATTATAAACTTGACTATCACTGCTCATGTATTTTATTGTTTGTACCGAAATACTATTTACTGTGCCTACAAATCTATCTAACCTATTGCGCACATTGTTTGCAAGTGTTTGAGTAGTTTCGTAATTGTTCGTATATACATCAATTTGTAATGTTATTTCCTCCAGATTACTTTGCCCATCTTTAAAATCAACAGGCAAGCTATTTATAATAGTATATACCATAAAGGGATATTGCACATTTTGTGGAGCAATGTCCGGAAAGATATTCAATCCACAAATACCAGTAATTGCCGCATCAGTCGTTAATCTTCCGTATATTACTTTTCCTATCATAATACTTGCCAGAATTTTTTAGGTCTTTCCTGCATAATAAAAATACATTCATCACGCATGGTTTTAATTACTTTCTCCCTACTTAAATTCCTTGCTTTTACCACTATCTTATTATACCATGCCCTTGTACTTCCATAGACCATGTGAGCGTAAAAGCCATTTGTTCCTTCACTGCTATTTACACCTCTATTCATTGTATTTCTTTTATACAATGGCCCTATTGCTCCAACTGCTCTTTTGTAGGATACAAGGTTTTTAGATAAGTCAATAATAGATTTTCTTAAATTACCTGGTTGCACTATCATAGATGCACGATTGTTTTCTCCCCAACCTTGCATCTTTTTATTTTTGAAAGGATTAGTTGAAATACGGTGTGCTTTACTACTTACTGGTACTAATGATTTATATACTTCTAATGCAATGGGAGTAGCAGAATCAATTACCCTACTTCTTTCAGTTACTGTACATTGTTCCATTAAGTCTGCAAATTCAATAACAGAATCTGCTAAACCTACTACACGCAAGCTCATACCTTGAAAACTTCTTCTACCTGCGTAATTAGATTTTTGAAGGTTTTTAAGGTGATTTATTTGTTTCGCTGATAAATATCCCATTACACATAGTTTTGAGCAAATGAACAAAATAAGTGTAAATACAAATTATCTTCACTTATCTGGACATTCTCTATTTGATAATATTTATCCATCCAGATTATTCTTTGTTGCTCGTTTATGTCTGTCCTATAACGACAGGTAACCCTCACCTGGCTTAATGCTGTTATCTTGCCTCCTTCTACCTCCTCTTTATTAATTCCTTTATAATCCACTATTGCCCAAACCTCCGCTAAATTACTCCATGTCTCTGTTCCAAAACCACTTGTAGTTACAGAGCGACTAACGCTTTGTACTATAATTCTTTCTCTTAATTTGCCAATCTCTTCTTTCTTGTTGTATCTCATTAGAATAGTTGTACACGATATTGGTCAAGTAAATACTCCGATGCAGTTGGTAATTTCTTTATATAATCTTCTCTGTTATCATAACCATCTGCAATCATCATTAATACTGCTTGTCTAATCTGCATTGGTACTCCGGATGGCTCTGTGCTATATCCTGCTGTATAGGTAATTGTAACATCATTTATATTTCCGTAAAGTGTAGGCCATGTCTTACCGTAACCAAGAGATAATCTGCCAGGCTTTAAAAAAGTATCTACAACATAATTAGCCGCATCATAAGTCTGTAAACTATTTACACCATCTTGATATTGAAAAGAAGATACTGCAATTACAGGAGATACAGATAAGTAAATAGTAGGATTGTTAAGCCTATCTAGCTTCTCTGTAATAGTTTGCGTGATTAATGCTTGGTTAAGGTAACGCTCTGCAACTTCACGAGCTGACTGTAATAATGTAGTAATCAAAGTATCATCGGCAGATGTATCTACTTTAAGATAATTTTTAACTTCGCTTAATGTCCAAACTTCTTTAGCAGGTGCCGTTGTTACTTTCCAAGCCATGTCTATTTTTTTAATAAGGGATAGAGATTGCTCCCTATCCCTTCACTATCCCTATTGATTAAAGATTTTTCAAGTGCTTGATTGCAGCAGTCTGAATCAACTTGCCATCAAATCTTGTATACATCAAGAATCCTAATTCCATCTCATCCATAAACCTTTCACGCAATGGCACAAGGACATTGTTAGCTACCTGGCGGATGATATACTTAGACCAATCTCCAAAGAAAATAATCTTTGCATCGGCAGCCTGTGCAGATGGAAGATCATTATTAATAAAGAAATTATAACCTAACAATCTATCTGGAGTTCCCTCTCTAAGAGATGGCTGGAACAAAGTAGTGTTGTTAGTGTCTAAGTTTAACTTTCTAACTGCGCTCAAAATCTGATCGTGCATCATGAATGCAGCAGATGGTGAATTTCTATAAGCAATGTCAACAGAGTGAACAAGGTCAACTAAGTTAGCAGCTGTAAATGCACCAGTAGAAGCAGATTCAACACCGGAAGGTGCTACATCTCTAAATCCAGTTGGTTTACCACTACCATCACCAGTTGTAAATGCAGTGTTCAAGCCACGACCTAAACGCTCACCTAACATAATTGGTAATTCTGTGTTTAATAAACCAAACTCGTCATTTGCCCATTCAACAGACACTTTTACAAGTGTATTTAAAACGTGTGCAGAGAAAGTTTCTCTTGTGAATGTCATGTCCTGTACAGTCACTGCTCCGCCTTCAGTGTGCCATGTTCCTGCAGTTGCAGTATCATTTACTTTTGGCCAGTACAAAGTACCTGCCTGTGGAGTAGTGATAATACGAGAAACATTAAGCATTGGGCCGTAGTAAGCCATTGTCTTTTCCAACTCGTTAGAGAATTGGTAAGGAATAACATAACCACCAGCAAGACCAGACTCCGCAGTCGTAATCGTTGCAGTTCCACGCATCTCTCTAAGCATTGATTGCTCGTTGCTTGTTAAGTCACGCTTTGCAAGAGCTTTCATAAATGCTGTGTGATACTCTGGTGATTTTACAATTTCCCTTGCATCTCTTGGCATTGCATTTATGCTCTGCTCAACAGGATTAACACCTCTTTCTTCAGCATTAATCTCATTCCATCTTTCAAGACGTGAAATTTGGTCTGTATAATTTTTAAAGTTCGCATCTGCGGCATCCCATTGTGCTAATTCCTCGGCATTCATTAGACGACCTTCGCCAGCTGCTCTCTTCTGCAAGTCTTCCATTATAGCATAATCGGAAGCCCGCTTCTCTCTCAATAATTTAGAGTTCATTATTTTGTTTTTAAATTTAATAAGTGCAGGGCATTCCTGCGTAATTCGTTCTGTATATTTATTTCTGATTTAACAGATATGTCAATCACTTTTAGCAAATCTTCATCTATTTGCTTTGTAGCCTCATAACTTCTTTTCGCCACCATTGTATCCGGATTAGCTGGGTAGGTTACAGGGCTAACATCATACACTTTTTTAATTGAACGGATAACTCTTTTAGGTTTCATACCTTTTCTCTCTTGCCAATCCTCAGCCTCTACGGTAAATGCAAAACTACTTTGGTAAACATCACCACGTTTAACCATCTCTAAAAGATCATTGCCTAATGTAGTGTTTGGTGCCTCAAATTCATATTCCATTGAATTACCTGTAACATTTAGCTTTAACGTACCAGATGATGTTCTTGCAAGTACCATATTTTGGTCATGATTGAACAATGCTACAACATCATTCATATCTGCCTGACTTAATGATTCTGGAGACATTTCCTCATCGTACCATCCCATGTCATAGGTAGAGTTAAATACTGTGGCAGTGCCAAAAATAGTACGGCTTTCCGGTTTAGCCCTTAATTCAAAATTTATGCTTCTTTTTTCCATATATTTTAATCGTTAGTATCGTTACTATCGTCGTTTATACTTTCGTTCGATGGCTCTATTTTTATATTAGATGCTAAAGGCAATTCATAGCTATCTCCACCTTCATAAGGATTCATATTTTCCTTAATCCTAATTTCGTTTGGAGACATTGCCAAAACATTTCTCATAGTAGTATAATAAGAAGATCTTGCTGCTATATCACCACGAAGTAAACCATCAAGATTAAAACGAGTAGTATATTTATCCTTCTCTGCCTCAAAAAATATCTTCTTATTAAATTCTGCCTCTATTGTCTCGCACAATGGCATGATAGTATAATTTACAAACATCTGGCTTAACTGTTCCATATTGCCAAACGTTGCTTTATCCATATCTTCTAAAAGAACACCAGGAACACCGGTAATCCTTGCAATATCTGAAATAGTAGCTTTCTTTGTTTCGTTAAAAGCAGCATCGGAAGGATTTAAACCTACTTTTTGGAAATCCATTCCTTCTTCTAAGATAGCAGTGCCTCCAGCGTTTTGACTTCCACCAAAAGCACGATTAAAGCTACTTTTTAGTCTATCATACGCCTCATTAGTTAGTCTTCCTGGATGCTTTAAAACACCGTTTAAGTGCGCACCATTTTTATAAAAGTTAGCACCGTAATTTCTGTTGGCTAATGCTAACCCAAAATTGTCACGGTGAACGTCTGGCACTAACAAAGCCTTAACACCATCCCATGCAAGATTGGGAATGTAGATAATATTTTCCCCTCTGTATGTTTTATTATTTTCTTTGTTTTTAAATACAAGTTCATTCCTACTATTATATCCTATCTCCATTTTGGTAGGATTTAAAATAGTAAGGCTATTTATTCTTGTAGTTATGCTATTCCTGTTTATAGCTGCGTAAAATGCACCATGCGCCAGGTAGTGAAGCACCATTGTTTTGTAAAACGTGTGCGAAGTGTATAATTCTGAAGGCTCTCTGGATACTACTTTGTAATTAGGATGATCCTTTGCTATTCTTATACCACCATTATCTTCTTTCTCTATAATATCAAAAGGTATAGAGGCAATAACACCTCCAAGTATTTGAGTAGCTCTGTAAAAAGCAGGAAGACCTATAATTGCGTATTCATCAACCGCTACACCAGCAGCACTGCCACGCTGAAACAATGCACCTAACGTGTCACCGTTAATAGGTGTTGAAGGATTTTCTATGCTACTTTTTCGCGTAGAAAAAAAAGACCGCATGGAGTTAAGTATAGCCATGCGGTAAAAATAAACAAAATCAGTATGAAATCAACAACTTACAGTAACACGTTAAACAAACCTAACATCCATATATGTTTTCTTTGCCTTTCTAAAGGAATTATAGGTACTATATTTTTCATTTAGTCCTAACTCTTCCCTTTCCTCTTCTAATTTCCTCCACGCATCCTCATGCCTGGGACAATCGCTAACAAGTTCGTAAAATCTGTGAAAATAACCACTGGTGCAATTAATCTGCCTAACTTGTTGTGCGTACTCATGCTTTTTCATTAATATCTCCATAATTGACATTTTAGCTTTTCAATTAGGTACATTTCTATAACATTAATAAACCTTGCTCTCTTTCACCAGATGTGTATATGGTTGGTCTATCCTCTACCATGATTTGAGCGTATGCCATAATCATCGCCACAGGCCCATCTACTTTTTCTGTTGACTTCGCTTTATCTATCTTTATGTTTCCTGCCGGATCAAATCTAAGCATTACATTTGTCATCATCCATTCCATTACTGGATTGCCATCATGAGTAATTTCATTCGATAAAAACATCTTTTCTATTTCTTTTGTTGGTGCAGACATGGAAATAAAGCCTTGTCCAAATGGTTTCATGTTAGCACCATCATTTGTGAGCTGTATAACCAATTGTGAAGCGTTCCACCGGTCAAAAGCTATACACTCTATTTTATACTTTGCCGTTAACTCGATAACTTTAGCCTTTATGAAGTCATAATCGGTTACGTTACCATCGGTCATGATAATATCACCATCCTGTGACCATTGCACATAAGGCACTCCATCAGATAGTGATCTTTCTCTAACGTTATCCTCTGGACAAAAGAAATAGGATTTTATATGTGGTTTATCAAGTCCTTGCTGTACAGGGAAACAAAGAACTAAAGCAGCAATGTCACGAGTAGAGGCAAGGTCAAGGCCAGCAAAGCATTTTTTATTATAAAGTAAATCATCATCTACTTTTAGCCTTGTTTGTTCTATATAACTATTAGAAATCCAAACGCTGGAGGTAGTTGTCCATACGTTTAGATTCTTTGTCATGAATTGAATTTGTTTTGCCGCTCCTTCGTTCAATGCCTTTTGAAATTGGTCATCCATGTAACTAATGTAAGGAGTAACTCCCAGGTTAGGATTAGATTTTGTCCAATTCTTTTTATCCTGCCAATCGTCACCTTCATCAAGGCAAAAGAGCAAAGGGAAAACACTATTATCTACTTTCCTTTTCTCCAGAATATCCACCATCACTTTCCGGAATTGATAGCAAGGTGATTCACGGTTAAATCCAGCCGTAGTGGTAATAAGGAGTAAAGGCTGTGAACGTGAACCCATACCCGTTTCCATCACCTCTAAAACGTCACTTGTTTTATGCGAATGGTATTCATCAATACCTGCATAGTGCGGATTCAAACCATCCAGTGTATCTGCCTCGGATGCAACTGCTTCAAATTTACTATTAGTGGATGGTACGTTGCAATTATACTTTAATACATTTACTAACTTGTTAAAAGTGCGAGAATCTGCCTTTAATGATTTAAGCATCACTTTTGCCGTATCAAATGCAATCCGAGCCTGATCTCTGGTAGTGGCAGCCGTGTAAACTTCCGCTCCTGTTTCATTGTCACAGAGGAAACAATATACAGCAATAGCAGCGGCTAACTCTGTTTTACCATTCTTCCTTGCTATTTCAAGGTATGCCTTGCGAAATCGTCTGCCTCCATCTTTTCTCTGCCACCCAAACAGTACCTTTATGAAAAACTCTTGGAAAGGTTGGATATTAAACCGCTGCCCAGCAAATTCGCCCTTAGTGTGTCGTAAAGCAGAAATAAAGCCAAAAGCCCTGTTAGCGTGAGCTTCGGAATAAGTATATTCCCACTTCTTATTTTTTAAATCATTCAGATGCCGTTCAACTGCCAACCTTGCATAATTGCCTAACAATAACTTTCCCGAAACAACATCTTCAATAAATTTCATTATATAAGTTCTAATTTAAGTTGTGCGATGTGCGAATTGTATCTTTTTTCCTGTGCCTCAAAATATTCAGTATCCAATTCAAAAGCGGTGAAATCAAATCCCATTTCATAGGCTGCAATGCGGCTGCTTCCACTTCCTAAATGGGTATCAAGTATTTTATCGCCTTGCTTTGCGTAGTTGCTAAGAAGCCACTTGTAAAGTTTAATAGGCTTTTGAGTTGGATGAAACCTATTAGTTGGTTCGCATTTTATAAACCCTGACCATGTCAACTGAATTAATCTAACCGAAGTTTTAAATGAAGTATAAGCAAGTTCTGCATCTGCAAAATCCCCGTTATTATTTTTATCCCAAACAATCCAGCAACTACTATTTGCATTAGGTATATTTTCAATAAAATGATTTGCTCCCCAAATAATTTGATTTTTTGAAATTCTAATTAATTCAATGAAAAATTCTTTTGTTGCCGGTTCTTTGTCCCAATTCTTTTTAGCATATATTTTTGGCATGGCTTTTTTCCAACGCTTTGTAGACACGCCCCTTCCTTCAAAATTAGCATTACTTTCACCAATCCCATAAGGAGGATCAACAATCGCCAAATCAAAGTATTTGTCAGGATACCGCGCCATGCCATCCATGCAATCCTCATTCGTAACCTCGCTTATAAATTTATTCATTTATCTTTTTTAGATTTTACGGTAAGTCCAAAAATACTATTTAGCAAAACCGCAAATGCCATTAATCCCCATGCCTCGACATAATCAATGTATGGCAGATTAAAAATATTTGGTATCAGCCAATTCCACATTATGTACACCGGAACAGATATAAATGCCAGTGCAAAGGCAGAGGCAAGGATGGAGATGGCAATTTCTTTAACTTGTTCCATTATTAGTTCATTTTAAGTAGTTTAGCGATTTCATCCTCCTCATCACCACTTCCATCCTGGAAATACTCTAAAGTTAGCCTTGACTTCGGATCAAGTCCTAAAGTCTTTGATAATTCAAGAAATAACTCAAAACCTTGCTTAAATGCAGTCCATTCGGCACTTACCTGCCTTGCACCGTTAGGATGCACCATAACTGCGCCATCTTTGCTCAATATCTCGGCATTGTGCAATAAATGACCTATGGCACGCGCTGCAATTGAAAGGTAAATCTCATCTACTTGCTTTCCAGCCTTGTGAAGATGGAGGTGTTCACGGATTCTGTTGTATATTCTTTGCTCACCTGCGTCAAGGTTGAACATAGGCTCACCAATTTCACCGGGAGTGAATGTCTTAACGCGTGATTTCTCCAAGGTGCCTTGGAGTAGTTTTGTCTTTATGCTTTTTTGTGCCATGTTGTTTATGGTTTATGATTTTGAATTGAACCCCCTTTTAGAGGCTGCGTTGATGTGCTCTGAGTTGCACAGTTCGATGTTAGGCTAATGGAGGT